ATAAGTTTAACCAATCCATTATGATTTAGCTTGTAACTATTCATCTCGTTTTCTCAATGAAAGAATTAAATTCTTTCACATCATCTTGTCTGCATAATATTTCAACTAATCTGTTCCCATGCACCTGAGAATCATTCTCTAATATTGCCACGTCGCCTCTAGTTTCAGATACTAGACGTTTCTCTCCATTACACATCATTTTAACTACCACACCAGGTTTAACCAACATTATAGGTACGAACAATCTAGATTCTACTAGACTAAGTGGTATAAGGTCTTTATGGCCAGCTGTAAAAGTATCCTTAAATCCAAGCGGTTCAACTGTATAATTGTTATCATGTGTTTCAATAATAGTCACGTTCCCATTCGATTTTCTATAATATGACTCAATTGTATTATATAATTTACTATATTTAGAAATTACTGCTTTATCTCCTCTCTTATAAGAGCGATATGGTCTGATACTACCAATTTCACGTTCTTGCATAAACTGTAATTTATTCATCTCTCACCTAGTTTATTTGAATGATTGCTTCTGGGCTAACTCTCGTTTCACCATTCGGTAATCTAACTGTAACTTTATATCTATATGACCCTTTTAAGAAACCAGAAGTATCAAATAAATACTGCAAAACAAATGGATTTGATCTAAATGTTCCCTGTCTAATACCTATCCTCATTGGCGCATCTTGGACTAATACTTCACAATTACTAGTTTCTATGGTTATTGTAGCTTGTAATTGTGGTATTAATGGAGCAATTTTATTATAATCAAAATCATATAGTGGTAATGGCATCAATCCGACTTGTATTGTTTTAACTTCTGGCTTCCATAGTTTTACATCTAATACTTCGAATCCCAACTCACATACTTCTAAACCTGTATCACAATTAAAACCTTCTGGATATAACCAGAATTCATTACAACACTGTTGCCAATACCCTGAATCATCAAGCGGAATCTCATTGGAACCATCAAATTGATCAGGAAGATATGACCATTGATCAAAGAAGATATTTGGTACCAAAATATCTGCTACTGGCGGTGTCCATAATAAATGGAACTCTCCAGGCGGATCTTGTGATCCTCCAGTAGATAGCGTTTTAACTAATGGACTGGGATAACTAGGATCCGTAGGTGGCAATATAGGTATCTCGGCTACTAGATTTTCATCTTGTACCGCTGTATGATAAATCTGTACTTTTATTATTGCATAAGGGTCAGTTGGTATGCCATTTCGATAGAATATTACATTTAGGTCTATTGGCTGTCCAATTCTCCCGCTAATTCTTGGTAATATAGCCATTATAGACCCCTATGGAAATCTTATAAATATTTTTGACTATGCGAATGATCGTCCTCCATACCCTTTTGATCCTCCTCCAGAATCGTTTTGTTTCTTTATTTCTTCATTTATTTTATTAAGAACCCATGATCTTTCTTCGGCAGTCATTAGGGCAGATTCGAACCTACTATACCCACCATAATATTTAAGATAGAATTCCTGATCCATCAGGTGATTCCATTCAGCCTCCAGGCTTTCGCTGCTCCGTTGGGCGAAAAAACGACTCCGTAATGGGGAGCATGATATTCATTTCAGTTTCACACTGCGGACATGTTACTATAATCTGCGGATCTATACCAGGCTGATTGTCCCGTATCGTCTGTCTAATAATAGCAGTATCTCTACCATGTAACCTCTTCACAAATGCATTGATCTTATGCCTATCTGAGACACCATTAACCGATGTAATCAATAGATTCAAATTCTGCTCAACAGTCTCATCAAGTTCATTCTGGTCACCACCAACAGCCATCCCTGTCCTAGCATCTCTAGCTGTACCAACAACCATCTGCTTAATTTTAGCTTGCTTCTGCATAACTTGATAATCGCTTCCACGCGCAAAACGCGCCTCTACCCATACCTCTCTACTAGCAGACTCAGTTAGATATGGTAGTACTATTTTGAAGGGTTCTTTGTTAAAGCCAGGGGCCTTAATTGTATCAGCTATATTATTTAAATCATATGAATGAGTACTTTGCATTTTACATGTATCATTAGAACATGGTACCGAAAATTCATATATATTACCATGAGTTATACCACGGATATAATACAATAGGAACATTCTATCACCAGCTAACAATTCAAGAGGATCAAATTCACTTGGAAATTTTACGCAATACCTAAATAAGTGTTCAATCGATTGTCCAGTCTGCGCCAATCTTTGAGTTGCTAAAATTTTATCAGTTGCCAAACCCATTGGTCTGACTTTTACTGTTCCGTTCGGAATTCTACCTTGATAGAAAATTCCTTGACTAGGTAAATCAATATCTTCCCACGGTAGAAAATCATCTGGAGACTTACTTAAGATTATATCAACCAGTTCTTCTTGAGAACTATTTCTCACGTCTCCAAGATTAGGCTTATGGGTGCTTAATAGTTTTCCCTCTTTCTTTTCTGTTTCTTGGTTTACTTTAGCTCCAGTACTTGCGCTCAGTTTCAGGCTAACTTCTTCTTCATTATTTGGCATGATATTTCTCCACGATTTGTCAGTATTAATATTTACTATTAGGATTATTCAAAAGTGGCGTAATCATATGATAAAGTCAGTTCTACTATTTTTATACTCGAATCTGTATATGATAATTTACCGTATGCTATGGAGGCTGGCCATGCACCCTTAAGTTTAATGGTTCGTAATTTTTTACCCAAACCATTAAGCTCTTCGAAGACACAATCTTTTTTATAATCACTGTGCTTTTGCAAACCTGCTTCAGACGTAGCCACTAGATCCTTCCATTCATCCAATTCATTAGATATTGATGGTTTTGCAACATCGTAAAAACTAATATTTACATCTTCCCATTTTATGTTCTTGGCATATTTATATATTAATGATCCACCAATGATTTCCTGTCTTTCTGCGCTAAAGGTAGGTAGAGTGAGATCTTTAGCAAATAATAATGCATCTCTTTGTATAGGTCCTAATATCAATATATTATATCTATATGTAAACTTAGGTTCTACAGTATTGTCTGGTCCACTACCTTTCCCACATATAGTAAAGCCTGGCAAAGATTATACTCCCTTTATTTATATCTATTACGTTGCTTCTCTAGTTGCTCTATCATATCGTATAGTTACTTCGATCATTTGAAGTTCAGTATTAGAATAATCTAGATCACCCCAATTAATACTAGCTGGCCAAGCTCCACACATCTTCCATGTTTCTTTAGATTCACCTTGCCCATTGACCATCGATAATTCTGCTAATTTCTTATAAGTATTTGGTACTTCTACATTTGCTGTATCTAAATTTATAAATTTCTGTAACCATTCATATATTGCTTTTGACACATCTGGGTCTTGTTCAACATCATACCAAGAAAGCTTACACGGTTCCCATTTCTGCTTACCAGCATAATAGATGACTTCTTGATTATGGTGCATTTCAGGTTGTTCAAGATCAAATTGTGGTCTAGTAGCCGCCTTCAATACTAATAAAACCTGTGGCGTAACCATATTCTCAAAAGTCTTGAATAACCATCTATGTTTACGCCTAACTTCAGACACATGGTTAGGACCGTCACCTTTACCACAAATCTTAAAACCAGGCATTGTAGTATTCCTCCCTTATCGCTATAATTATTTTTGCTTTTTGTCATATGCAGTAACTATCTTACATAATAATCTAATACTTTTCTCAAATTGCTCACGCCTATCCGGAAGATTAGTATTTCTAGGAGATGGATGATATATAGGAAATACCTTTACTCCAAATTTATCAGACTTAACTATTTTACCCATGTTCTCACTAAAATTAAGATTAGGACAAAAAGCCTTAAACGATACCGCACCCAAAGCAATTACCAAAATTGGCCTAATAATGGTTAATTCCATCCTAAGAATAGCTTCGCATCTTTCCTGTGACTCAGCTAATGGCTTACTATTTCCAGTAGTATAACACTTCACCAAATTAGATATATAGAATTTGTCTCTAGATACACCATGCTTAGCTATTTCTTCATCAAAAACTTTCCCAGAATCACCTACAAATGGTTTCCCTTGAAGACATTCGTTGAAACCTGGGTTTTGCCCGACAAGCACCCACTTACTAGCATTCATATTACTAAACACATGGGGGTCGAAGACTGTATTCTTGAATTCACATGTATTAGTTCCCAAATGACACATTGAACAGTTAATAACAAAATTATGTAGGTTTAATATCTGTCTTTGTATTCTATCAAGAGACTTTTCTTGTGAGATTTTCTTGTATTTCTCCTCAAGAGTATCAGGTCTTTTAATCACAGGTAGTGGTTTCAATTGTGTCGGATCCCAATCAAAATCGAGAATGTCTTGCAAATCATCACGTGTTTTTGCTCGATACCTGTCTGTTGCTCTCATTGTAAATAAAATACGAAATGGGCCAAGTACCTAAGTGGAAATACAAAGTGGGATATATTCCACCCCCGCCACCACCGCCATTTGTTAGATCTAAAATGAAATGTGCGTATTGTGGTAATGTTATAGAACATGCTAAATGTGAAAGTTGTGGCGCATGTAATGAAGGACCACCAAAACCAAGAAAATTAATAGGTAGACTTATCAGAGAAGGCACTATGGGCGAATGTCAAGCCTGCGGCTCCACTTTACATAGAAAATATCTATTTTTCAAAACAAATAAATGCATTAATCCAGAATGCACTAATAAACATCCCGATATAGCTAGTTATAAACCTCAAGTTGCATGGGTACCTGTTAAACCAAATAAAATATTAACCGAGTAGAGTCATTCACCCCATTCTCTCAACTTATCTTTCATCATCTTAATAGGATCTGTTATCTTATGTGTAGTAACCATTATTGAATAATGTTTAGAATGATCCATAGCAGCACCATTAAATTTGAGACCATATCTCGCCACATTCAGAGATAGGCAATATTCACTGACCATACGCTCATCCTTCAGGCACAACTTTTTAGCTTCAGAAAAAGGTATATCTAACGGCCTCCATAAATCATGAGTAAGCCAACTAGATACAACGAATGAATCAGCGACACCAATACGCCTACCATCTCTCTCAAAAAATTCATTGCACACAAAATAAAAGGTCGGATCAGTCATCCATAAACTAGCTGCGTATCGCGGATCTAACCAACTAGTAGGATCTTCAAAATCCTTATGTAAAATAGTGTCAGCATCAATATTAATATTCCATTCATAATCTTTACCATCCTCCCATATCTGCAGTCTTTCATAATTAGGAGGATAACCATCAAATTTCGCTTTCTTGATAACATTAAAATCTGCACCTATACGCTTAGCATATCTCTCTAAATTTGGCAATGTAACTGCGCATAAGTCAGGACGCCAGTTATCAATAACTACTGTATGAACGCATTTACCTTTTGGTTGCATATCTAATATATACAATAAAGGGGATCATTATGATCCCCTTTATCAACCTACTATTTTATTTAGGCTTGGTTAACTACTACGCCACCAGCGGCCAGAATTTCATCAGCACCAAAGCTGGCGTCTGTTCTGAGAACAACCAGATTCAGGACGATGAACTCAGCTGCGCGAGTGGGCTTCAGGAAGTACGCCACATGCAGTTCATTGCGGTCAATTCTTTCTGGTGTGTTATTGCGCTCATCACACACCACATTGAAACCAGTCAAGCCTCTCCGTGCCAAAATATCAGCAAGGAAAGAATCGCTGATTGTTACAACTTGAGCACGTGTAATAGCATCATTAGGTTCGAAGATAAACTCACGTAGGAATCTAGTTGCGTTCTTCTTAATAAAAATCAAGAGCAATCGTACGTTCACACGGTCAAGGGCAGACTGTCTTCTCTGCAGAGTTCTCTGACCAAAGACCGTTATGCCATCCTGTGTGAAATTGACAATCGGGTTAACCGCATTGCCGAAGCCGTACATCAGGTCGCGCTCACCCATGGTCAAGTCAACTTCAACATCTATCGGGGTAAGCAGACGGCCTCTTCGTAGACCAGCTGGAGCAAACCACTGTTCTGCGACTCTTGCGGTCCTAGCGTACACCGACGATACATGTCCACTTGGTGGGATAAAAATATTATCGCCACTAAATTGATCGAAGATCTTGAGCCATGGGTGATAGAGCGCACCATAACTTGAATTTATAGCCTGTGCCAAATCACTAAAGAGCATTCCATTATGCCAATCAACAACCTGCTGAGCACGCAGACCAAATGGCGGGTCAACTATCATCATGACATCGCCACGAGCCTCACACATCTGCAGCCCCTGGCCAATAACTGCGCCAGAGCTAAATCCAGGTATAATCAACAGGGTAATATCAAACACTTCTGGATTCTGGAATGCAAAGATTCCAGTTTCTTCGGCTGGGCTACCTATCACAGCTCTATCCAATTCTGTGCTAAAGGATGGATCTAATGGAATACCATTAGCGCCACCAGAGAATGTCTTTCTATTTAAAGAACCTGGTATCCTTACTTCAAAATTATCTGGATCATTTACTGGGTCATTATTCAAGAATGCCGGTCTTGGTATCCAGTTCACAAATGAATTACCGTTAACACCACCAAATCTACTACCTGGGTTAATAACATTAGCGATATAACGTTCATCCAGAGAATTGAATGTAACATCTTCGATAATCTCTAGAGTATTACCGCTGGTATCTTGGATGGTGATTGAGAATCTTCCAGCTACAGTGCCCTGACCTTCACCCTGGTCAAAAACTGACAAGCTAGCCGTGAAATCTTCTATCCAAGTACCTGCCGAAGTTGCCACTAAGAATCCAACTATATTCTGGAAGTATGCTGAATCAGCAGCGCATTCTGCGCTAAATGGATCAGCTTCACATGATAAAGGTTCACTTGGTGTAACTGTGCCTGGATCAGGCAGTATCACTCTAGAATCAGTGAACACCTGGTATGCACGTGTATATGGGAATTGAATATCTAGTGTCTCAGAGAATCGCAGGGTCTTAAAGTGGGAAGTATCTGCCTGCATCTTCAACTGGCTGAATTGCTGGTCAACCGTTGTTTCTATGAAAATCTGATCTTCACCACCTGGCACAGTCATAGCGTATGACCGCCAGTATTGGTTACCACCCGAAATACCACCAAGGTTAATGCTTTGAGCAACAGATGATGCGGTCTGATCCAAACCAACTGGAACACTGAATTCTATCTCAGTTATCTCGGTTTGGCCAATTACTTGCATTGACACTCTATTATTATCAGATGTAATGTTATATGGCCCTGAGTCAGTCGAAACTAAGTAACTTCTCGGTATATCAAATGTGTATAGAGTTACTCCGACTTCTAAGGAGAATGCTTCCGTGCTTACAACCTGTATATTCTGGCCAGCAACATCGGTCGTGAAGCACACAGTTCCATCATCTTGAGCAATGGCCAGATAAGGCTCTGAACTTGGTAGTAATGCATTCACTGCATCGGCGAAAGCTTCTGCATCTGTAAAGGACGATCCGCTTGCAATAGTATATTCAACAACTGTGCCAGAATCTTGTCTATCAACATTAAAAGATAACTTACGGTTATCTGGTCTAGCTATGAAAGTGAATGAGTCATTATTGGCTAATGGCACAGAACCAATAACAACTATGGAGAATACCAAACCATCTCCGGCATCGATCAATTCAGATGTGCCAGGAGTGCCGCTTTCTACAATAGTTCCAACTAGAACTGTTGCACCATCTGAATTTCTGACAATCTCAAATGTAGCTCCGTCCATCACAGATGGAGCATTAGAGGCGGGTACATCACTAGTAATGAGGATAGTAAAGGTATCATCTATTGGTCCCGTATAGCTGGTCAAGCTGACGAAGGAAAGGGTGGCATCAGCTGGACCTTCAGTTGGATGGACTAGAATATCTTTATAGGTGATGTCGCTAACTAGGGCAGTATGAAAATCAAGTGGAGCTTCTGCACTGATTTCTCTTGTACAGATCTTACCGAAATCTATTCCTGAGAATACAGCTATTCTTCCCCATCCTTTACCACGCGCTCCACTAGTATCAATACAAATATCTGCCAGTTCATCTGGTTGTCCAGTTTCACATTCTACGCCTACTCTTAATATCCAAGCTCTATTTCCTTCTTCAAAATACGCCATCACGGCATAACCCAAATAGCTTTCTGGGAATGGGTTTCCGAAGCTATCAATAAATTGCTGCGAGTTTGATATAAAAGTTGGTTCCTGAACTGGACCCCTTTTAGCTGTTCCAATAAAAGCAGGAGTAAGTGCACCTACTGCTGCTGGAACTAAGCTAAGATCTATTTCTCTTGGGAATACGCCTGGAGAGAGGAAAACGGCCATGTTTATTCTCCTATAAATTTCTCATCAACATTAATATTTTTGCGTTTAGATATGACTATTCATTTATCTTTTAATAACTCTAACCTTCT